TTAGGAGGATACTCTTTTACAATTAATTTACCGGGTAGCTTAGTTACAATATCTTCTACCTTAGCACGATGCTTATTAACTTCGTCGATAGAGTAGCCTGTAAAGTAGCAGTCAAAGCGTTTTCCTACATAATCCTCTCCTAATTCAAGAGTATAGTAGATAACGTTAAAGCCTTGCTGTACCGCATGAGCTGCAATAGCTACCATCATCCAAGATTTGCCACCTCCAGGATTACCGAATACAATTCCTAGATCACCAGGTCCAAAGCCTCCCTGGAAGCCTTCATTAAGTACTGGCCAGGGTGTAGGAATAGTAGGGCGGTAGTTCTCTCGGTAACGACTTTCAATATCCTTGAGATACTCGTGACCGATATTCTTATCCATACCGGCTTTTAGAGCTGCTTCGATCATACCTCGAATAGAATCATAATCACCGGCGTTAAGCAGATCAGCAGAGTCCATCAAAGCTTGTTTAAGCTTTTGGTTCTTACAGAAGGTAGTAAACTCTTCCTGTACGTACTCTAGATCTTGCTGGGAAGCTTGATAAGAGTTACGAAGCTCTTCTTTAATTGCAGTCTTTAGTACCTCGTTCTCGATCTTTACAAGCTCGATCTTAAGTACGTCCATCGTAATGACGGTATGGTACTTATCAAAGTATTGAACGATGTTCTTTAAGATCCACTTATGTGAATCAGCATCAAAGTAATCTTCTTGTATAGTATCACGTACGTTAAGTAGAAATGCCTTGTCTGTAAGTAGAGAGCCTAGTACCTTAACTTGGAAGGGCTTGCCGTACTGCGATAGCTTTGTAAGCGTCATATAACCTATTTTTTAACTGTAAGTAAATATCTAAAATTTTCTAGCCAACTTTCTGTGTTCTTTGTAATGCCGTGCTCGATGTTATCTTGCTTGAGCATTAAGAGGAACGCCATTACATTTAACTGTGATGGGCAGTTATCCATTAAATCCAATATAAGAACTTTTTGGGTATCAGACAACCTTGGCTCCATTAAATTCATTAAATCATGGTTCTGCCACACTCGGTCGTAGTTTGTAAGTATCTTCTGAAAGATCTTAGTCTTCTCAACACCTGCTTCACAGATCTCAAAAACATACTCCAAATCAGTACCAGGCTTGTCTATCAAGTCCGGGAAGTGTTTGAAGATTCCTTTCGGTCCGAGGCCCTTAACACCTGGGAGGTTGTCTGAATTATCTCCCAAAAGCGACTTCATTACTAAATAGTTCTCTGCAAGAACACCTACTTCTTCTTTTACTTGTGCAGGTCCGTATATTTTCTTCTTAATAGGAGAGTATACCTCTACATTTTCATCGACAATCTGAAGAAAGTCCTTATCTGATGATACTATAGTTACTTTGTTGTTATCTCCAAACTGTTGACCGATATATGCAATAACATCATCAGCCTCTACTTTAGGCATAGAGATCATATCTACCGGTAGCATCTGAAGGTATTCAACCAGACGTTCAATCTGTGCTGACATAGAAGCGTACTCATCGTCCTTCTTATCAAAGATCTCCCAGTTGGTGATTCTAGTAATATCTCGGTTAGCTTTGTAATCCGAATTGATATTCTTTCTTGCTGCCGACGACCCTGGTCCGTCAAAGACGATCACTACTCTGGTTGGATTAAAAGTACGGGTTAAGAAACCTAATGACTTTAAAAATCCGACCATGCCGCCTACGTGAGCCCCTTGAGGGTTCATCATATTAATCATGGTAAAGCTGCGAATGAACGTATTCAGCGCATCTATAACCAGAATGTGATCGTTAACTTTGCGGGGTGCCGACGGCTGTACTTTATTTAGTAAGTCGTCGTATTTGCCCATTACATATCCATATTAAGGTCGAAGTCTACTCCGATGTCTCGGATATCTTCTTCCATGCTTCCTTCTTCGACAAGGTCAAAGTCTACTGTACCTAAGAGGGTTAACCAGCGATCCTTATGCTCATCCTTATACTTGTCAATTGCCTTTTTATCGTCGAAGATGAATCCGTGAGGAGTCATGACGATACGACCTCGTGACTGAATACCGTTGATGTGATTCTTCTCAATCTGAATATTAGTACGTTTAGCAAACTCTACTTGCAGACCGCTCTTGATCGCTTTGATCTTAGAGGTACCTGGGTTAGTAATATTACCGAACGTTACTACTAACGTTGCATCATACCACATCGACATACCGCCTTTGTTCTGCAACTTAGCCATACCCATTGGTGATTCAGGCTTCATAGTCCATACCTTGTTGATACATACTAACGTGTTGGTGTACGGAGAACCTTCCTTACGAGAAAGAAGAATCTTCTGATTCACGTTATTACCAAACTGTGTAGACATAGCACCTGCATTCCATTCGTTGTTGTTCTTATTAGAACGTACTGATAGGTCGCATGGTACTGAACCGATAGAATCCCAGAAGAAACAAAGGTTATAAGGTAGATCGCCTTTCTTTTGATCGTCGATAAGATCGAGGATAAATGCAGCTACGTCTTCGATGGTATTCATCTGACCTCTATCTGTGTAGATAAAGAAGCCTTCGTAGTCTACAATCTCACCTGTACTCTCGTCTACAACCTCTTGGAAGTCTAGACCCATCTCACGGGCGTGTTCCCAAGACCATTTCATCTCGGTGATAATGAACACCGGCAAGATTCCCATCTTCTGTGCAGAGACTGCTGCCTCTAATAGAGCGGTGGTCTTACCAGTGTCACTATGACCTCGTAGTAGTGTAATATGACCTTCGGGAATACCTGGGATAGAAGTAATCTCCTGGAAGGCTTTGGATAGTGGAATCCAGCGTTGCTCCTTGAACTTAATGCTCGTGTTAGCAAGCCCTTTATTCTTCTTAAACTTATCCAGGCTAAAACTCTTCTTGATCGCTACTTGAGCGCTCTCAGAAACTCCTTTTCTTTTGGCCATACTTAGAAGGGTAGATCGTCGTCCTTAAACAAATCGTCGAATTGGCTAACAGTATCGGCTGCTTTAGGAGCTTGAGTCTCCAAAGTAAACGACTGCTTAGGTGCTTGAACAGCGGCAGGAGCAGCTGCAACAGGTGCAGGAGCTTCATCACCTTCTTCATTACCAGAAAGCCAACCTTCTAATTGCTTCTTAACGAAGTTAAAGTCGTACTTAGTAAAGCACTTCAAAGGATCTGGTTGAGTCTTCAACCAAGTATCTACATGAGTATTATTATCACTCAAAGTAGACTGCTTAGGCTTGATACGAACCGAAGTCTGTGGATAAGGATTACCCTGTACCATCTCGACAACGATATCGAAGCCATTCATTACGTCAGTAAAATCACCGACATCCTCATCAGCGGCTAATTGAAGCAAGGTGTTGTAAACCTGCTTACCAAAGCCCCACAAACGTACTCCTCTATCTTCCTCACCACGAACTACTACAGGTGCGAATACTCGCATCTTAGGTGCAAGCTTTCCAGACAATGACCAATTGTCACGATCGGAAGTCTTACGAAGCTCATTGACAAAGTCAACAACAGGATCTTGCTCACCAAAATTGGTTAGAGCGATCATAGGGTATTTTCCAATACCGTAGTGAAAATACAACTCACTGAAAGGGTATTCAGGGTTGAGTGCTGAAGGTACGATACGAATTTGGTGTTTGCCAATACTTGGCTTCCAGAACACCGCTTCATAGTCGATCTTCTCTCGTTCCTCACGTCCATTACTCTGCATGGAGGCGAGCTTTTGCTTAATAGCGGATAAATCCATACTACAACTGATTAAATAACTGATTAATAGAATATGTTTCCGTATACAATATACGAAAAAGTTTTCATTGCTCCAACTTAGAGCTCGATAATTTTGTGAAGGCGGGTATTGATACGCTTGAGTTCGTTTCCTCGAGTGAGGAGAATACAATTACGGTAGTCATTCCAGTCTACCCGGTAGCTTGAATCAGCTACTCCGCCATTTAGCTCTTTGATGAGTGTATTAAGAGCATTAATTGTATAAAGCGTATTAGATTCTTTCTTGCGATGTACAAGAATAGTATTATCTAGGAAGTTAGCGACATTGCCAAAGTCAACGTTATACGTGCATACGTACTCGTCATTACTTTTAGCATGGAGGACAAAGATTTTATTGTACATGATGTCGTACTTACCTTTGATCGTCTCTACTAAGTTATCTATATTCTCTTCTGTGGTGAATGTACAGAATAGTTTATTACTCATATCGTCGTTCCAAATTGCCGTATCTGTGACAAAGTCGTAACCAAATTGTGGTTCCATTACTTCCATTATAAATAGAATTTATTAGTCTAAAACTAGATTATTACTGTGTTTATATTTTACAGGGTATTTTCCTCCCTGATCAAGGATTTTTACTAAATTTTCCAGGGTATCTTTGCCGTCCTCCAAATAGAAGTCAAATAGGATAGCATCGTAAGTGTATAACGTAACCTTTGATTTCTTATCTCTGAGGTAGCTCAGTACTTCTCTTAATATAAGAACGTTTCTTGAGGTTTCCAACGACTGAATCACATAATTAAACAATTTCTGTGGGTTCATATCTCTTAAGTTAGAGAAAAACGGCTTATTTGAGATAGGAGCACGTACAATACCGGTTTCAGCAAACTCTTTCCACAGTTTATTGATAAACCCTGCTACTTTATCAAAGAATTCGATGTGGCGGTACTTATCCGGCACTCCTCCGTACATAATCTGGAAGGTAGTCTGTTTAGATAGCTTATATTCTTCTTCTGTAAGTTCATTCTTGCTAAAATACATCCTTCCTAGCTGTGTATGCACGCTTTCAGGCGTAAACTCATAGCCAACTACCTCGCCAATCAAGCGAATATGGTAGCCATCGAAGTCAAACTCTATAAATTTGTCTCCTTGCGGGATGAAACACTTTCGATATTCTTCTTTCTTGGGGATTGCAGCGAAGTTGACAGCATTAAAGGCACTAGTAGGGCGACTAGTGGGATTATAAAGATTGTAATTAGTATAAGCAATATTATTCGCAATACTAAAGCGAGGATTTGTAGGGGTAAACTTTTCGACAAACTGATCATATACTACTCTTATTCCTGATTGTTCAGATAAATAGAAAACTCCTACTGCTAAGTTATTATAGAACTTCCAGCTAGGATCTTCAGTCATAAACCTATATTCCTCAATAGTCTCTACTAGAGCTCTGTAGTTACGTTCACATTTTTCGAAGAGCTTAGGTAGAGGAATGATCGTGTTTAGATCTTCTTTCTCGTTTAACCTATTATAAAACCATTGAATACTATGAGGAGGGTCAGGAAGCTGTAAGCTTTCGTACTCTTTCATAGAGTACATCAGGTTAATATCGTTGATATTACCGTGAGAGAAATGATATAAGAACGCCTTCTTATTAAACGTATACAGTGTATCGTAACATTTTAAGAGGTCTTGTATGCGATCCTTTGAGACATTAAGTCCTTCCGAGTGATTTACTGGAATAATGTATCCTTCACGGTGGCCGATAGGGCGTACATAAGCAGCAACAGTCCCAGTAAGTAGACTATGGAAACGGTCATTACCCGAAATAATTTCAACGTACGCTTCATTTCGTCCTAGTGCACAAAGATAATTTAACTGTTCGTCGCTTTCAACGATATAAAACATAACTCATTTATCATAACTGGCTGGTTTGAGTTAGGTAATCGTGTAACCCAGGGAGGGTCTTATCTAATTTCAAAACCTGCTTTTTATTCTTAGTCTTACTTCCTTCTACAATATACGAACCATTTACCGAATCGTCAACTGGAGATGATAAATCCCAGTCTATCAGAATAACTTCATAGGAAGGGTGGTGGTATTTATTAGACTTACTGTAAAGTTCTTTATACGTGTCTCTGTCTATCTCAATAATACTTCCAGTGATCTTACTCTTAGCAAAGAATCTTCGATTAATTTTTAATTCGTAGTCTGGTATATAAGTGTAGGAAGGTACTGGTTGAGTTTCTTTAAGCAGTAGTTGGTTAATTGTAACTTTAGCAGCATCGTCGTACTTCTCTCTTCCTACATTTCGGTAGGTAGATGTAGAGAGTGCCGAGGTTTTAATAAGTTCCTGGCTTTGATTTTTTTTAAACTCCGTACCTGTGTAGAATGTTCCTTTTGAAGTTCTAATGTAGAAACCTGTATATAGTTCTCCGGTACTAGCAATTGCAAATTCTTCTCCAAAAGTATACAGAGCAGCAGTATGTTTAAACTTAGGCAGATACATATTAAGCTAAATTAGATATTTGGAAAGAATCTACTGTTGCTGTAGCAAAGCTTCCTCCTTCTGATATAAGTATTGCTTTATTGAGTTCTTTAAACATCTTTATGTTATCTGGTTTAGTTTCTGCAGCGCCTGCAAATGCTAGTACAGTATCTTTGGTAATATTAGAATAGAATGTACCACTCAAATTTGTCTTCATTCGAGATGTAACGTTGGCAATATAGTTTGCTGTATCGTTTCCGTCTGATGCTGGAGCGTACTTATTAATAATTTTAGAGACTGTGTTTATGTTTGCTTTAAAGTATCCGTTGAGAAGGTTCTTCATTCCTGCTCGTACTCCATTATCTAGGGTATCAAAGACTAAGAAGTACCCTATCGAAGTATTTCCTCTAAAGCCCTCTTTTTGTCCGGTCACTCCGTTAAAATTAACTGATGTTCCTATCGGACGTATATTGTAGGGGTTATTATCGGTTGATGTAGAGTAGGCTCCTGAAATAACATCTGCACCAGAACCGGGGCTAGAGGAAGCTCCAGTAGCTCCAATATCAACTCCTAGCTTCCAGAACTTTTGGTAATTTTTACCATCGTTAATAGTGCCTGCGTCGTTTACATTATAGATCTGAGTTTTTATATTTGTTACCCATTGACCTCTGTTTACCTGATGTTCTACTCCTGTGATTACAAAAGCAATATCTGTACCTCGAGTACCGCCGTATGTACTAGGTAACACTCTTTTATCAATTCTAAAGCTCTCTAGTACTCTAAATCCTGACATTCCATGGAGAGCTAAGTTAAGCTCAAAAGGAATAATAAAAGAATATGCAGGATCCTGCTTCTTACCTATAACCATATTACAGTAGTTTTGGTACAAACTAGATACTGTATAAGCGTCTGTTAGGTTTAGTACTTTTGCTACTCCGTAGATTGCGTTTACGTGAGCGAAGATTACAATCATATCTTTTTCAAAAGCTTCTAACATCTGCTCATATGTGGTAGTAGCAGCTTCAATTTTAACAGAGTCAATAGTACCGCTGTCGTCTTCTATAGTGTTAGTAATACTTTGTTCTAAATCTTTACTTAAGGCATTAAAACCTGTTCCTTCCATATTGGTAGTGAACGGTGAATCTTGAGCTGAGATGGCTATCATGCTCGAAATCTTTGGAGATATCTTGCTTACAAGCCCTACGTTTTTAACAATACTGTTTAGACCAAAAATGTTTATTTGTGGGAGCTTTGACTTAGGTACTGTACTTAAATGATTTCGATCTACAACTGTAAACGTTGAAGACTCTTCGTAGTACTGTAATTCATATTTGTTTATTACTCCAGTTACTCTTTCAACCTCACTAAATAAGCTTTCAAAGAAGTCTAATAAGGCTACTGAGGCATCTCTGCTGGTATGTTCATCAAGTATACGAGTTATAGCATTAATGTTAAGTAATACATCGTAGACAAGAGGAGGATCAAAACCTTCCTGTCCGTCTAGTAGTGACTGTAGTGTGCTTGGTAGTAAACATACTTGAGGATCTATAGAGATGTGTCCATCAATAGTTCTGTAGAAGTTATCACCTGAGTCTATTTCAAAAGATATGTAAGGAGCGGTAGCTTTTTTTAACTGCTTATTAAGTATAGCTAGAAATAATCCAAGTTTTACAAATACCTGAGTAGCATCTTGAGCAGAGTTTCCGTTTTGAGTCTGCTCAACAGTACTGGCTTTGTATACGAATGTCTGGTGGTATAGTTTGCTTTTTACTGTTTCCTTATCTTTAGATGAAATAATATCATCAAGCGTATCATCAGGAAGAATTATATAGCCGGTGCCTGGGGCTGTAGTATTTTCTGACCATACCTTTACCAGCAGCGCTTCGTGGATCTTTGTCTTATATTCTTGAGTAAACGCCATAGTTAATTAGATTGTATAATCTTTAAATCGCATTACTACCATTTCATTTATTCGGGTTGGTCGGACTAAGATTTCAACTGCAGGATTATCCTGTACGAACTTTTCTGCTTGAGCAATAAGACCGTTGACATTGTTAAGCTGGTAGTAGCTTCCTTCAAAGCCAAATGTACCTTCTTTTAGATTTATATAGAGGCCCTTGTCTTTCGGGTCTTTAACAATACTTGTCTGTCTAGTAACTTTTAACGCGTCATTCACTCTTGCTTTATATTCTTCGTAAAGTTTAGATAATGTTTGACCGGCTTCAGGATCTGCTGCACTATTAAAGTCTGGTGGTGCGATAGCGCTTTTATACCGTATTTCGTTAACGTCGGGGAATTGCGGGGTAATCTTAGCTTTTGCTTGAATGTCTGTGAGTGTTACAGGTTTGTCTATCCCTTGAACTGTAACTGTTTTAGAAGTTACTGCGAGGGCAGCGGTATCTACAGCATTGGTTGCTTTTGTTATTGCTTTTTTAATGTCCGCATTAGAGACATAGAAGTTAATTTTTAAGGACTCTGCTACATCGCCTGCTGTTACAATATATGTAGAGCAATCATAACCGCCATCGTTTCTTAGAGACCAGGTAAAGTTTTTTACTACTCCTGCTATACCATCATAATGGTACGTATACTTATTGCGTTTGGTAACCATAGCTGCTTGTGCAGCTTCTCTGGTGTTATAGGCTGTAAAATCAATAGGTTCTACCAACGTATCAACGTTATAGTTGCCGTTATCGTTAGCTAAGTAGCCTGACCATCCCCATTCTAAGAACACGTTAAACCCGGGTCTCATATAAAGGAGTTCTAATACATCTAGTTGCTCTCTACTCCAGCATTGGTACTTTACTACAGCTGTTCTTAAAGATCCAAATCTATTATGGGAATGAATCTGCATGTCCTGTATACCGGGAGCAGGTCTGTATCCGAGCTGTGTTCTTTCATAGCCTGGAAGTCCATCTGTCTCTTTATTAAAGAGAGTAAAGAGTACGTTATTCTTAGCTAGTTCAGTACCGGTACCAAACTTTTCAGCTGTCTTAGTACCTGCTTTAATTTTAACGGCTGAGCTTAGTCTTACCCAAGGTGCTAGGGACTGGTACTGTATATAAGCTTGACGTAAAGAACCATCGTTAGCTTCAAAGATGTTTTGACGATCTTCGATGCTTTTAGCAACGGATCCTGCTATAGGTGTACCTACAAGATAATTCATCTAGAAGCATTTAACTGTTCGTAACTGTTTAATATAGCTCTTAGAGGTGGAATACGCAACTGTAACCCTGGTTCAATGTACATAGTATCTCTTCTAACATTGGGATTAGCAGAAGCAATTACCCACCAGTACTGTTGATCGCCGTAGAATTGCTTAGATAAAATATCAAACCTATCGCCTACAGAAGTAACTACATAGTAGTCTTGCTCTGAAGCTGGTACTTCTGGATAGATAGTTGCTCCCCTGTAAGGTTTAGCTCCTACATTACGTACCGGTATGTCTTCGTATCTTTTCATAAGTAAGTGTCTTGATCTTCAATATCACTAAAGAATCCTTCTCCTACTTCAATTGACGGCGTTAAACCACCAAATCTGCTTGACCTATTAGCAAATAGAGCAGCGAAATCTTCTGCTTCAGTTGAAATAGCAGAAGTTAATTTATCAATTAACGGCACTAATTCGCCTTGAAGAAGGTCAATTTCATCTAACTGTAGAGCTTCCATATCTCCTAGAGTAGCTAATGTCTCTTCTCTTGCAAAATCTCTGTCAACTACCTTACTTCCTTGATTGATGTACTGTCCGTCTGGTGTAGCTTTGCTGAATGGGGATGTAAAGAGCTGAGGTACTGTGCTGTGGATTGGAGTAAATTGGATATTAGCGGTAATAACTTGAGGCAGTAGTCTTGCTTTATTATCTCCGTATGCACTCTTCTGACTGTAAGACCATGGTACATCGTTGGCGACAGTAATAGATACTGAGTTTATTATTCCGGCAGTACGTAGGTAGTTACCCATTGTCATATAGACAATAGTACCTTGAGGTAAGTTATCCACATAAGTAGGAGCAGTATAGGATACTAGAGAGTTAATTTTATTAAAGACTCTTGGTTGCTCGGCAGCAGAAAATATTGGAATAACTAATTGAAAGTTAAACGTTCGAGTAAACCCTGTATATGTAAAGAATTGTTCCATTCTACCTACGTAGTTAACTGATTGCCAGTTACCTGTATAGTTATCTGAGATGTTCTGAACAAAGCCCCTGAAGGTATTCATCGTAGTAGTTGCTTTTCCAAATACGTTGAAGGTTACTCCCATCAGTAAATCGTCTTTAAGAGTTCCTCCTACGTCTAGTAGGTTAACAGAATCAGTTGACCGTGTGTCTACTAAGTCGGGCTTAACTCCAAGAACAACCTTTTTATTGTTTTTAGCTTGAGCACTAGCTTGAGTTCTAGTTAATACTGTGCTAAATCTCTCAGGCTTACCTAACTCACTTATTTTAGTACGTAATTGAGAGCGTTTCTCAATACGTATTGTCTTACCGGCAAGCGCTTCACTAGCAGCATTATTATTTCTAGTATAGTAGTTAGTGAGAGGTCCTCCTCCTAATGCAGAGAAATGCGTACCTGTTCTATTAACAGGAATCTGTAGAAGTATGTTACCGATTCTTAAGGCCGGGTTTACGACAGTATTCTTATTAAAGATATCTATTAAAGTATCTGCTTTACTGGCCTCAAGTACTACTTGTTTAGTAGCAAATTCTACACCCGGTCTATCGGCTAGCATTTTAGTAAGACGTTCTAGATCTTCGGCTCTGGCTTGAATCTGATTAGAGGAAGGTACACCCGGATTGTTTATATCTTTTTGGATATAAGGTGCTAAAGTACCAAACTTTAGATCTTTTAATTTAGTTTTTAAGTCTAGTAAAGGCATCTTAATTCAATCTTGGGTTACCTAAAGCCATAGAGATACCGACCTGATTGGCATCCATGAATATCTTAGTATCTTTCTTAGCTTGCTCTTCGAGCAGCTTAATCATCTTATCGTATTTTTCAGCACCAGTGTCTTTTGCTTTCTCATCATCCTTATCCTTCTTATTAAGGTAGGCTGTAAGACCTCCAATAGCTGCTCCTAATCCTGCTCCTACTGCCATACCGGCTGGGCCGAACATACCACCGACCATCGCTCCGGTACTTGCTCCAGATAGAGCTGCTCCACCGATCTGCATTCCTTCGTTTTCAGATTGCATCATTGCAGCGCCAGCTAGTCCTCCTATAGCAGCAATTCCTGCTCCTCTGGTAACCATTCTACTGCTCTTTAGTCCTTGCATAGCTCCTTTACCTCCAAAGCCTGCAGCAATTTGCTTATTTGAAAGTCCTTTTGCTCTAGCTGCCGATAGTGCTGAAGCGTTGCTTCCGGCTCCGTATGTACCTAGCATACCTCCTCCGCTTGCTCCTGTTCCACCTGCTTGGTTAACAACAAACACCTTTTGAGGCATAAGGTTTAGAGATTTAGCAATAGAGGATAAAGCCATTGTTCCAGCTCCTACAAGAGTAAGTCCTTTGAAGAATGGATTAGCAGCTAGATCACCAGCAATATTAGCAATCTTTTCTAGTACAGGAGATAGCTCGATAAATAATCTCTGGAATGTACCTAGTAGTTTTTTAGATGCATCTTCAAAAGCTTTAGCAGCATCTCTTTCTTCTTGAATCTGAGATAGTGCATCTCCAAATCCTATGTTCTTCTCTTTAGCTAACGCTCTAGCTTGACTGATCTGCTCTGTTGTTAGGTCTCTGGCAGATTTAGCATTAGCATTTAATGCTTCTTGCTTTAGAAGCATCTCACTCAACTGCTCAACGTTTAATCCAAAGGCCTGTGCTAGAGATTCTCTTTGAATTACGTTCATCTTTTCGAACTCGTTAATCGAGCCGATCTGAGTTCTCAGTTCTTTTGCTAAGCTTGCTTGATCACCAGTCAGTGCTGCTGCTCTAGCTTTTTCTAGATTAAGCTGACGTCCTACTAGAAGTTCAGCTTGAAGCTCATTCTCGATAGAGGTCTCAAAATTAAGTAAGCTACTTGAAACACTGCTTAACTGTTCAAAGGTAGCTCCTAATGCTTTTGCTTCTGCTACTGCTCTGGCTAATGCTTCTGGGTTTCTCTGTAGATTAACTAGCGTAGTTGAAGACATCTTACCGATAGTCTCGTAAGCTTCTTTTAGAGGTATATTAACTCCTAATGCCTGTCCAGCTAGAGTTACAGACTCAGCTATATTATCTGTGAATTTCTTAGAGTTATCTCCAAGTCCTTCTGTGAGTAGGGTGAGTTTAGCAGCAGCTTCTGTGCTTACTCCCATATACTCGGTAAGCATGATAAAGTTCTGTAGAGTCTCCCCACTAAACTGTACTGCTAAACCTAATTGACCGGATAATGTATTCTGTGCCTGTAGTAGTTTCTGAGTAGTTACTCTGCTATCTTCTGTACTTAGTGCAAACCTATCGAAACTTCTTTCAATATCTCTTGCAGCACTCATGCTAATACCTAAGTTAGTACTTAAGTCCTTAGTATTCTTTGAAAGCTGTAATGTACCTGCAATTAAAGCAGGAAGAGATAGCATATCAAATAAACCTTTACCTAGAGCTTTTAAACCTGCTCCAAAGCCTGATATAGTACTACCTGTCTTAGCTACAGCTTCTCTGGCTGCTTTTTCTGCTTGCTGGAAAGGTTCAGCGAATGCTTTAAATCCAGGTATACTGGATATAAATGTGCTTGCTGCTCTAAAGAACTTTGTGGAGGAGTCTAGTTTAGCTGCCTGTATTGCAATTTCTTTATATAATTCAGAAAGTACTCTAGCTTCTCCTGAAGCTCTATAAAGGTTTTCTGATTGCTGTAGAAGATTATCTTTTGTTTTACCGGTTGCTGTCTGAGCTTGAATATAAAACTCACCAGCTTGTTTTGCTAACTGAGTAGCTTTATCCTGGTTAGCTTTTTGTTCCTTAATAGCATTAGCAGTACCGGCAGAACTCTCTTGAATACTTCGTTGTACTTTAGCAACGTTATCTGCAGAGGTTTTTAGTTGAGCAAACACTCTACCTACTTCAGCAGTATCTTCACCGGTACGTCTTAATGCTCTGTTAAGTTCATTAACAGCATTATTAATAGAGCCAAAGGACATTTTCAGTTCCTCGGCTCTCTCAATATTACCTTCTAAGTTTAAATTATCTTCTGCCATACAGTAGTGCTATACTAATAAATAGATTACTACTGTTTTTTAGTAGTGTATGTTGCTTTTTTTACTGCATCCGGAATCTGTACAGTATTGCTTGGTGCTGCTTGCTGTACTCCGGTTGCTTTATCCATAGCTTCTTTTTGTGCTTCTGCTTCTTTCTCGTAGAAGTCTCTGATTGATTGAAAGGTGAATCTACGTAGCCATATTGGCATATTGTAGACTGTCTGCCAATCATACCCTCCTTTACCGTGAAAGACTATGTCGTGTATCTGTTGATACAGTAGAGTTCTATACTCAGGCGTCAGGCCAAAAAAAGCTAACAGTAATTGGAAGGGCAGCCTCCCTCTCTGCACCGTCTAAGTCTGTGTAGTTATAAGTCATATCTAGATCTGGAGATACTTTAGTGTAGTATTCTCTTAATGCTCTAGCATCACGAGCTAATAGTCCGTAGTCAACAAACTCTCTAACATCCTTCTTCTCTCTTGATCCGTTGATAGATGTGATAATATACTTTAATCGAGTAGTAGCTTCGGCAATATTATCTTTATTGATCTTCTGAAGGCCTTTAATCTCTTGTTCGATCTTAGTTTCATCACCGTGAGTTAAAAGCTTAAAGGTTACAGTATTGTCTGTATGAGGTAGAGTAAACTCGAATTCATTTTGACCTCTCTTATATAAGTCTTCTTGAATCTCTTTATTATTGAAGGTTGTAAGGTCAATAGTCTGCTTACCGTTTCCTAGATCAAAATCATAGTCTTTACCGTAAGATAAGATTCTAGCTGCTACCATAATAGCATTCTTATCTCCAATCAAGATCTCGTCATAAGGTACTTCCGTTACAATTAAAGACTGTAGTAGCTTATCGATGACAGTGCCTTGTCTAATATAGTTCTGATTGGTTAAGATGTCTTCTTCCCGTGCGGTCATGTATTTCATCTCAATTGTACCGGCGGATAAAGGGTGCCCTTCTGGGTAGAGTAAGCCTTTTGACGGTAGCTCAACCGTTTCAGTAGGTAACTTAAATTTTGATTCCATATAACTGTATTACTTTATATATAAATATATGAAAATAAAAAACCCGGCCATAAAGACCGGGCTTTCCTTTGTTGACAAGGCGGGGTATTAGAAGTTTAATACACAGTAGTCCATTGATAATACTAGTTCAACTGAGATGGCTTCATCTGTAGACCAGTTGTAAGTACCGAAGTTAGAAGATTGTACGAATGCACCTTTAACGATCCATTCTCCTACGATATCTCCAACAGGACCTAGCATATTTAAAGTTACGTCTTTCTTATAGAAATCAGAGTATCCAGCTCTACCAGTTACTGATTCATATCCTAAACGAGCCCACTCCATTACAGCCTGTGCACCAGAAGGTGTGATTGGATCGTATAATGAGAGAGTCATGTTCTGCCATTCTCTCTTACCGCGGATCTTTCTGTAAGTGTTGATGTGGTCAAGCTTGATAACACCGTCAGTAAAAGAAGGTGAAGTTACGCTCTTAACCATATATGATGGAATTCCATCGATGTACATGATAAATCTGTTTGATACCTTCGGTTCGAAGGCGGTAAACATGATTTCGTTTGGATCTAGTACTGGCATGTTACTTTAGTTTACTTTATTATAAATAGTTACGCTCCAAATGTTGCACCTGTTGGCTGAACAACGAAGTCGAGTACGATGAATTCCGCAGTCTTAGTTGGTTGGATAAAGATCTGACCTACTAATTGGTTTCTATCGATAACGTCAGCAGTGTTGTTGGTGTCATCCATTACAACTCTGTAAGCGTAAAGTCCTTGACGCTGTACTACAGTCTCAAGATATGGGTTAGTGGCGGCTAAGAATCTGTTACGAGTAGCGATTGTGTTCTGCTCGAATACTAAGTTGTTAGCTTGATCACCGATGAAGTTCTTAAGGTTGATAAGAAGTCTACGAACATTTACTCTGTCTAATGCAGAAGCTTTAGTCTGTAATGTCTTCTGACCGTAAGCTACAACACCTGAACCTGGGAAGGTAGCAAGTGGGTTAACTTTACCTCCGTATAATGTGTCTCTGTCTGATTGAGAAAGCTTTCTTTCAGCTGTTACTACACCTGGAATACCGCCTCTTAATAGACCTGCAGGAGCGAACCATTCAGCACCTACTCTATCAGTGAAGGCATAAACACCTCCGATTACTGCAGAAGCTGGAGCCCATGTATTCTTTCCTAACTGGTTGTCAGATACTTTAACCCATGGCCAGTAAGCAGCTGCATAAGAGCTATTCATACCAGCAGCACTAGATACTGCATTGGCTACTGAACCTCCGTACTTATAAGCATCTACAACGTAGATTGCATCTCCTCTTCCTTCTACTAAGCTGATAAAGCTTGATACTACTGAAGAGTTAAGATCTTTTGTAAGACCTGGTGTTACCAGTACGTTGAATTTATATTCGTCTTTGTTAGCAAGAGATAGTAATGCTGTAGCGTAAGCAGTAGAAGGATCGATACCTTGTGAGTCTGTTGCGCTAGCAATATTCTGATTAAATGTTGCAGCAACTCCGGCTTGGAATAAAACTCCTTCTGCTGAACCGAATGTACCGTGAGCAGATCCGCTACCGATTACAAACGCTTCAAATGAAGCAGAGTAAGCTCCTTTAGCAGCTCCAGTGTTGTCGAAGTAGTCCGGGGTTTTGAATGTTACTGCATCTACATAAACGAATTTAGAAGAGTTTGCATACTCACCGTTTACTGTTACAGCTCCATCAACACCGCTAACTGTCTTATATTGATCGCCGATTACTTTGGCGATGTAGTTAGCAGATTTAGGATCTAAAGAAAGGTTAGAATAAGACTCTAGAACGATTTTGTTCTTTTCGTTGTCGTCACCTCTTCTGATAACAAGAGAAACAGTACCCTGTGCTGCATCTACGTTAGTAATTTCCCATCTTACGTTGTCGGCTGAACCAGAAACAAGAGCATTGTCAGCTCCTGCTAATGTACCGCTACCGCTGTTGTTCATGATCTCACCTTGACTTAGAGTCTTTAAGGTAAACCATGCAGCAGAAGCACTATATACTGTAGCAGTAGCACTAGAGAAAGTATCATCAGATACTCTAGTAACTAAGAGAGAAGAACCTCCTTGTTCGAAGTACTTTTCAGCTGCGATTGTAGTAAAGTGGTTGTAGTAGTCACTACCTGATTTGAAAGTGCCGCCAAATACATTTAGGTACTCGCCTAAAGATCTAACTACAGTAGGAATATTAACAGGACCTTTAGTTGTAGGTCCTACTAAAGCCGTAGAGATCTCGCCAGCAGCTGGGGTGATGAAAGATAGGTCATTTTCTCTTGAAAATACACCTGGTGATAAAATTCTCTCTGCCATCTTTATGAAGGGTTATATTATTCTTTATATAAATATGTTAATGAAGTGCAAAAACAATTAATAGTATCCTGTAGTTGTGGAATAGCTTCCAGTTACTCCTAAAGTTACGTTAACATCAGCTAATGTACCTGGATCTTCTACAGCTCCGTTACTATCGAAAGTATAAGCTCTTACTTGTGGAATAATTGAACCTACTAACTTCTTTCCGTCTTTTAGATCAATGTATTGGTCGGCTGTTAAGCGAGTGTCTCCTTTAATCATTGCAAATGCAATCGATCCTGAGAAGTTAGAGTTAGCAACTGCAGCTGTACCGCCGATGCTTAGGTGGTCTATTAGTGATAGGTCATGAGAAGTAACTATTCCGTTACCTCTTGCGATTAAGCTATAAGAAGTATTACCTACCTTAGCGTAATATCTTGCAAAGCCTAACGGTACTGATGGTCTGTCAGCTGTTTGAGCATTTTTACCGATCTCAATAATAGTATACCCGTTTTCTTGAGTACCCCAGGCTGTTGCAGGGATAGTTGCGTAGTATCTTGAGTACTTACCGTCGTTTGTGCCTCTAATCTCTAGATTATAACCACTTAATGTTACTTCTAAAGAGTGGCTGGCAAATGATCCGGTATAAGCATGGAATAGGTACTGCTTCTGTGCTGTAGGTACTGTATCCGGCTTAATCATAAACACTAGGCTTAATGAACCGCTGGTTACCGTATTAAGATCTACATCACTTCCAATAGAAGCAGTAAGATACGTATCTCCGTCTAATACTGCAGCTGATGCTCGATAGTTCTTAGCTATAGTAGAGGATCCAACAGGTTGAGGTGTTGGTGCTGCTAATGCTACAGATGGTACTGTGCCTACAAACTGAGATACTCTAGGAGTATTAGCAGCAGGAGCGGTATACTTAACAGCTTCGTTAGCTCTATCCTGTAGACCAGAGTATTGTAATCTATACTGCTGGGATTGTACAGAGCTAGGCTGTAATAACGATTTTTTATCTTCTAAAGCCATGTGTATGTGAGATTTTTATATAAATAGAAAAAGAGGGCCGAAACCCTCTTAATCTTCCCTGGAGTGCGTTGTGCGCTTATTCTGCAGCTGGCTCTTCAGTAGCTTCCTCTTGAGCAGGAGCAGGAACAAACTCACCAGATTGTAAGTCTACAGTTCCATCACCGTACTTTTCAGAAAGCTCTTTACCGAACGTCTGCTCGGCTTCGCGAAGTTCAGCTAAGAATTTCTTAGCATTTTCAACACGTGCTTCGATACTAAGCTTGATAAGCTCGATTTCGCCGAACTCGCTTACGACAGCACGATTTTTGTTTTGAAGGTCAGCGATCTGCTGTAACTCTTCTTGAGTCAACTTTTGGTTTTCCATGTAACGTTATTTTAATTTAACCGGTTAGTTATATATAAATATATGTATTTTTCCTTAAATATCCAACGCTGTAGCGTAATTATCTAAAGTTTTTAAATGTTCGTAGGCTTGCTCGATCCAGTTTAACTCAGAATCTAAGTCGATTTCAAAGTTGTAGCTAGTTCCTCCTAGAACTTCTCCTAGTTTCTCTCTTTCAGCAGCAGAAGGATAGATAGTAACGTTTACGTTGGCTCTTACATCTTGTTTGATAGCTGTAGTAGGGGTTCTAGTAATAGTACCGTCTTCTGCTACTTCTTCGCTGTAAGTAGTTTCCATCCTCTCGTTAATATTATAACTAAGAGAGTTAATTTTGTGATAAGCGTTGGCGAATTCGTGGCCAAATCTAGTGTAAGCTTGCTCTAATGCCATGGTGTTT